GACTTTTGCATACAAGAGCTTCTACAACACCCCGAAGGGCGCTCCCACGGAAGAAGTCTAACCTATAAGTGACAAGCAGGTTGTCGCACCACGCTCTCAGCTGTTCTTTTTGTTCTTGGGTCATAGCTGTACATTCTTAGTTAGTAGCTCTTCGGTGATCTCGAGAGCGGTAGGCTCAGCGTCTCGGTGCTTTGCCACTCGGAAGCGGGTGACCTTGTACCCCGTCCATCCCGTTAGATCTCGGTAGGCGTAGTAGCCTTTCTGCAGGAAGGGCAGGATAAGGGCGTGCGCCTCCCCGTGGGTGAGGGGACTCCCATTGTCGTTATCTTCAATAACCACGGTGCAGTAGGCATGCCCATCAAGTCTCTTGAGTATCTCTGTGCGCATACGCTCTACATAGTCAGTACGCACGCCCCAACCCTTGTCGTTCTCGGGTATCTCGGTGGGTGTCACGCCCTCCGCTTCGTGTGCGGTTGTTGCCTTTGGCTCACGCTCCCTGCGTTCGTCCCACAGAGCGAGCGTCGCCGCTATTGACCATACGAGTAGCCCACCGCAAGCGATGATGAGCAGGTCGATGATGTTGTCTGTTGTCATTGTTCGTCGAGTTCAAAGAGGCTACACACCTCGGTTACGAGAAATTTGCGAGCCTCCTGCATTGCGCTGTCGAGCGTACTATGGCACACCTTGTATCCCTCGATGAGTGTTTCGTCTCGAAATATCATCAGTTGCGAAAATTCTGGTGCACCAAAAGCGGGGGAGATTTCAATCTCGAGGCTTTTCCCGCCACCCCCCAAAGAAGCCACGTACATACTGCACTCGTGTTTGTACGCCCACTCTATAGCCTTGAGGCTCTTTGCTATGTCGTTCCGTGTCATATCTTCTTAGTATTTCTTGCCGTGCAGAGCTGGGCGTGTAGCGTTGTACTTGAGCTTGAGTTCGATGTGCGTCATCAGGTCGATGCCGAGGCGGTCGCAGAGCAACTCGAGTGACTTTATGGCGTAGAGAATGGCGTAGCGGTGAGCGTACTTACCACAAAGGCAGCACACCTCCTGAAGGATAGGCCAAAGTGCGTCAGCAAGTGTCATTTCCCCTGCGATGTGGAATACAGATACGCCCAAGTCGGTAACTACCTCCGCCTCCGAAAGCGCACGATCTTTGAGCATCCACCCCAGCAGGTCAAGCAGGCGTATCACTGCGTCGGCTATCTCGTCGCCCACGGTGTCCTTGATCATACGCAGGAACGCTTGTGCGTACGCTGCGCCCTCAAGACCTCGAAGCTCCTCTATCTGCTCGGGCGTGAGCTTGATCCACTTGCCTAAGCGGTCAGCCTCGACAGCTTCGCAAAGCTCCGAGGCAACCAGCATCAGATAATGCCCGACGGAGCGTGGCTCATCCCAAAAGCCTTTAGCCACTGCCCGATCGTGGCAGTCCTTGGCGTAGCGGTTGAGCATATCTGCGTTGTAAAGTCTGTATGTCATAGTCGTTGCTATTTGATTTTGTGTGCGTAGTAGGTGACGTTGTTAAGGGCGGAGACGCTCTGCAGTGTCGCTCCCTCGGGGAGGGGAATACCACGGCCGACGCGGTCGCTATATCTCGTAACTAGGTATACGGACGTCGAGCCTTCCTCGTAGTCGGAGGCATAGACGACCTGCTCGGCGTCTACGCGTATAGAGGCTGCGAAGGCCACGCGGTCGCGTCGTTCGAGGCGCTGGGCTATGATACGATGCTCGCGCTTGAGCTTCGAGCGTGCACAGCCTCGTAGGATCGTGGCGATAAGGTACTGCCGTAGGTACTGGCGTATCTCCGCCGAGTACGTCCGATAGCTCGCGTCGGTGCGGACGCGGCTATACAGATCCTCGATACCTTCGACCTGCTCGAGAAGGTCGTAAACGAAGCCCAGCGCGCAGCCGTCCTCTATAACTTCGGGGTCAATGTCTCGTAGTCTCATAGCCGTTATATCATCTTAGTGATGGGTGCGGGCATAGCGATCTGTACAAGCCCCTCGTGTCCGCTTAGCGTGATGTGGTAGTACCCGCCGTCCTCGGGGAACGTACCCTCCCACTCGGGGATAGGTTGCGCGCACTCGACCTGCTCGAGGTGTACGAGCTTGGCGATGATAAAGGCGTGCGTCAGTGGGGAGAGATAGTACTTTACGCCCGTCCAGCTCTCGAGGAGGATAGGACGCTGCCCAGCGTCAATGGCGCGAAGTACGGCGGTAATGGCGTCGATGTGTTCCATTCGTTGTCGTTGCTTTTGAATTACTATTTCGTTCGATCTTGATTTAACCGATTGGTTAAACCTTCACTGCAAAGGTAGTATAATATTTTGATTATACAAATATACCTGCGCACTATTTACTAAAATATCTAGCATAGGAGCGCGCATAATACGCATAGATAAACACATATTTCGTACAATACGAACGACTTAGGTGCGTCGGAATTTCCGAAAAGAGTACATTTGTGGGAGTAAACCATTTGGTTTAATTTTTTAATCATCCAACGTATGAAAGAGCAAATTCTCGAGGCACTCCGCTCCAAGTTCCCAGGACGCAGTGCCGTGATCTTGGGCAGGATAGCCGACAAGCTGGCGAAGACTGCCACGACGCCCGAGCAGGTAACGACCGCCGTCGAGGGAGTTACACCCGAGCTCATCGAGGTTATCGAGAGCTACGGCGATAGCCGCGCCACCGAGGCATCGACAACCGCGGTGACGAATTACGAAGCAAAATACGGGCTTCGTGAGGGCAAGCCGACTACCACGCCAGCGCCTACGGGCGAGGGCAACGACAACGCACCCAAGGGACAAGCGGACGAGAGCGTACCCGCCTGGGCAGTCTCACTCACCGAGCGCGTAACGGCGCTCCAAAATGAGCTGAACAGACGCGACGCAGAGCGGACGACAACGGGGCGCCGACAAGCACTCGAGGCGATCTATGGCCACCTACCCGAGTCACTGCGAAAGGGCTACGAGCGTATCTCGCTCGACACGCTCTCCGACGACGAGTTCGCGAAGCTCTCGGCGGAAGTAACGGCCGAGGTCGGGGAGATCGGGCAGGCTTTCGCCGCCAAGGGTGCAGTCTTCTCCACGCCCAGCGCTCACCACGGCGGGGCAGGCGCACAGAAGGAGCTGACGAAGGAGCAGATCGAAGCGATCAATCACCGAGGCGGGAAGCCCGCCGACGGGGAGCAGCCCTTCTAACGTGTGCAGTATTAGAATTCCAACCATTAACCAAAACAGAACGAAACTATGTCAATGACCGTAAAGAGACGCCGCGACGATAACTTCCCTCGCGTCGTCGTGCATAAGGTAGCGGACATTCGCGGCGGTGTGTCGGTCGACACGAAGGAGCTGGGCGGCGACATTCTCCTCGAGGGTACTCCCCTCAGCGCTCCCGTGAATGGCGTCTGCCACGCCGTCAAGATCGCCCGTGTCGTGGGTGACGTCGGTGCTACGGAGACGTCCGTCAAGATCGCGAAGGGTCACAACTTCCGCGTCGGCGACGTCGTGATGGTCGACGAGGCCAAGGTCGCAACGAAGATCTCCAAGATAGACTCCGAGGCAAAGGACTACGACACGATCACGATTAAGGCAGCCCTCGGCGAGCTGAAGACGGGCGCTATCCTCGTCGAAGCAAAGGAAGAGAGCGAGAGCGCCTCGGCTCTGAAGTACCAGCCCGTCGCCATCGCAGGTCAGAATGTGGTGATCGAGCCGAAGAGTAACCTCACCGTCGACGCGTGGGTGTTCGCCGTGACCACTGGGCACGCCCTCCCCTCGTGCATCCGTAAGAGCCTTACGGGCGTCGTGAACTACTAACCAAAACAACCGAATAGCAATGGTAAAAGGAACTATGATCGAAGGCCTCGACGCGCAGATCGTCCAGGCTCGCGTGAACGGCATCGACGCTAAGCCCTTCCTCTTTGGTACGCACTTCCCGATCAAGAAGGTAAACGGCTTCTCGTGGAAGACGCTCACCAATCAGGCAGCTAAGCTCAACGTCGCCGCCGACATCCACGCCGACGGCTCTACGACGCTCCGCAAAGCACGCCCCAACTTCGAGAGCGCACGCGGGGACATCCCCTTTATCTCGATTAGCCGCGAGCTCGGCCGCTCCGAGATCAAGGACTATCAGGTAGCGCTCGCAATGGCGCAGGACGCCGACGCGACGAAGCTCGTGCAGTACTGGGGAGAGGACGTAGACTTCTGCTTCAACGGCGTGCAGTCGGAGCTGGAGTACATCGCGTGGGCGCTGGCGTCCAACGCTGGTAAGCTCTCCTTCACGACGACGAACAACGCGACGTTCGCCAACCAGTATGACCTCGACTACGACGTCTACGACTTCCAGAAGCAGAAGACCTCGAGCGACTGGGGCAACGCCTCCTCCGCCGACGTCCTCGGCGACCTGCGTAAGTTCGTCAAGCTGGCGAAGGAGAAGGGGCTGAACCCCAAGTTCGTGTTTATGAACCTCGACGAGCTGTACAAGATCTGCACCACCGATCAGATCATCAAGGCCTGCTCGAGCTTCATCGCCAACGCCGTAGGCTCGGTACAGACGCCCGACCTCGCCTCCGTCAATCAGATGCTCGCCCGTCAGGCTTGGCTCAACGGCCTGCAGATTCGCGTCATCGATCAGACGATCACTCGCGAGTTCGCCGACGGCAGCAGCGTTGCAGGCAACCCCTTCGCAGACGCTCGCATCATCCTCTCCGAGAAGGAGGTCCTCGGCTCGACGCAGTACGACCTCCTGCAGGAGAATGTGACCGAGGGCGTCATCCGCGTAGAGCGTGGCCACACCGTGGTAAAGAAGTACGGGACGATCGAGCCACTGACCGAGGTGACGATCGGGCAGGCCGACGCTATCCCAGTTCTCGACACGGCCTACCGCAATATCTACGTCCGCACAGACGCGCAGGACTGGTAGCCTAATCGACGTCGTATGGTAACAATCGCCGAAGCACTGCGCGGCCTCAACGCCTATCCTATCCCCGAGCGCACGCTCGTAGGGGTAGCGACGGCGCGCGGGCTTTTACTCGACGACGACGCCACGCGAGAGGCACTGCGCAGTAGAGCTTATCGCCTTACGTGCGCAGACCTCCTCGTATGGCTCTCACAAGCGCCATTCGTATCGCAGGGCGGGCAGAGTTATACGTTCTCGAGCGAACAGCGTACAACGATGCGCGCTCAGGCGTCTTCGATTTACAAAGATCTGGGAGAGATAGACGCGCTCAACGTGAGACCATCGTACGGCTATAAAGGGACTAACCTATGATCATCGACAACGGAGTACTATACACGCGGGCGGCCACCGAGGCAACACCTTCACTCGATCCTAAGACGGGCTACCCACGCCGCGCCGAGGAGGAGTGCTGGCGCAATCCTATCCGCTGCCAATTCAGAGCACGAGATTATAGCAATCTCACGCGCGTGCAGGGAGAGGCGGTGC